CGCTGACGAGCTTGCCTGAGGGGGTGAAGTTTGAGAATGGCGGCTACGTTTACCTCAGTTCGCTGATGAGCTTGCCTGAGGGGGTGAAGTTTGAGAATGGCGGCTACGTTTACCTCAGTTCGCTGAAAAAAGGAAAGCCTAAAAAGTACGTCGAGAAATTTCACGTGACAATCCATGATGGATGTGCCATTCTGTACAAACGGGTAAGCAAAGAATTCAAGACGCAGGAGGGAAAACCAAATGAAACACTCTGGATGGTCGGAAGCGTCCTATCTCATCCATCATATAATCCAAACAAGGAGGAATGTGGTGAAGGAAAATTTCATGCAGTAGCGCGGCCATACTGGGGGACAGCCTTCCGAATGAAAAAGGACGACAAGTTTATTGCCCTCTCAGTACCGATCGAAGAAAAGCTCAACGGACATCCTAATTTATATGAATGGCCAAAGCCAAGCTATCCGGCAAAAATAGCCTTCGGAAAATGCACGGTCCTCTATGAATGCGATAAATATGGAAAACGATTAGGTGGACTCAATGCAGCGGAAGGGGAGAGATGAAATTTCCAAGATGTCCACAATGTACTCATCGCATGAAAAGAATGATATTTTTCACAGTAAGGCTATGGGTATGTTGTGAATGTAGGTACTGGCAAATGTTTAGACGCAAACCTTATTTTTTTCCATCCTGCCTCATGCGGGGGAAAGAAGGAGATGGTACAAATGATTTATGAATTGAAACTATGACCCGCGAAAATGCCCGTCCGGAATTAACCGCTGAGAATACGGAAAAGATTCAGCGCCTCGCGCATGAGCTCAATGTGAGTCAAGCGGAGGCGTTGAATCGCATCCTGAATGCCATCACGACGATTGATATGAAACAGATCATCACCTTCGTCATGGAGGTGCGTGTCGATCCGAGTCAACCCGGGAAGAAGGTTGCAATGCGTCGACAACAGAACTGGAAGATCAACATCTAATCCGTATTATCCCCACAATCCCCCTCACCGATTATCCCATTTTTCAGCCCTATCGTTTCAACCCCCCCAATTGCATGAGGAGCAAATTTCATTTTCCCCTAAAACGCTCTGATTTCCCGAAGAATCTACCTCAAAAATGTCATATTTTGACATTGATTATGTGCCCAAACAATATGTAGATTGACCCAGTTCTAAAAATTCGGGGGCCGACGGGCCCAAAGTTTCACCAGATATGCCATGAATGCGCGCATGCGTTCATGGCATTTTCATTTTACGGAGCGCACGACATCATATGAGACTTGATGCATGAATGAGCCGAGACGATTCACCGCGGGTACGACGGTAGTGTGGGCGGAAAATCTCGCCGATTATCCCGCCTCACAAGGATGGACGCTGAAGTATGCGATCCGTGGTGCGAACTCGCTCGATATCGATGCCGCTGCGTCGGGTGACTCCTTCGTCGTGACGATCACAGCGGCACAAACGGCAACATTAAGCTCGGGTTATTACTACATCCAGGGAGTAGCTGCAAAGGGTTCCGTCAAATATTCACTCCCGGTCGTCCAAACATTCGTCGAAGTCAATCTCGCATTGGCAACAGTCCCGTTCGATGCCCGCGTATCGTACCGCATCGTTTATGATGCGATCATGGCGACGTTGCTGGGAAGGGCGACAAAAGCGCAGAGCGAGCTCGAGATCGCAGGCCGCCGCCTGGTCAACATGTCGCTTGATGAATTACGCCGGAACCTCCAAACTTTTGAGCAGCTCGCCAAACAGCAGGAAGCGCAACTCGATATCGCTGCCGGGAAGAAAGCGCCGCGAATCCTTGTAGAATTCACGAAGCCCGCATGAACTATCCCCTCGCGATACAAGCCACCGATGAGATGCAGCTTATGATTGCCCGGACCATGCGCCGGACGATGAACCTCCGGACATTCCAGGCCGCGGAAAACTCCCGCCTCACCTCCGACTGGCCGTCGACGCCGATCTCGATCGATCAGGATACGAGGATATGGAATGGGATAATCCGGGAGCGCGCGCGGGACCTCTCAAAGAATAATGACTATGCAAAACACTTCATCCGTTTAAACCAGGTCAACGTCATCGGCGCCGACGGGTTCACGCTGCAGATGAACTGCGGCGAATATGACGTCAAGCAGAGAGAATTCGTCACCGATGAAGACGCGAACCGTTTGATCGAGCAGCGCTGGAAAGAATGGTCCGAAGCGGATCAATGCTCCATCAATGGAAGGCTTTCTTTCCAGGGTATTCAAAATCTTCTCATCACCGAATGTGCGCGCGACGGTGAATCGTTGATCAGGCTGGTCCCCCAGAAAAAATCCGATTTCGGCATCAAGCTGCAGGTCCTGGCCGCGGAAGTCCTCGATGAGCTCTACAACGTCCGGCTCGGCAACGGCCATATCGTCAAGATGGGCGTCGAGCTCGACGATTGGAAGCGTCCGATCACTTACTACATGCGAAAGTACAAGCCCGAGCTGGAGCTCTACGGCGGCCTCCAGTATTCCTACGATTACGAGCCCTTCTCTGCCGACGAGATCATCCATGGGTATGAAATGGATTACGAGAACCAGACGCGCGGGATCTCCTGGCTGGTGCAAACGATGTGGCGGTTGAAGATGCTCACCGCCTATGAAGAGGCTGCGCTCGTCAACGCGCGGACATCGGCTGCAAAGATGGGATTTTTCGAGACGCTTCCCGGCGAGGCGGCAGACTATATCGGCACAGACAAAACCCCACAGGGCGATATCATCTCCAATGCCGAGCCGGGATCCTTCGAGCAACTCCCGACGGGTATGAAATTCGCGCCCTGGGATCCGAAATATCCCGACGCTCAGCATGAAATGTTCACCCGGGCAACGCTCCGCGGCATGGCAAGCGGCCTCGGATTGAGTTACCCCACCTTCGGCAACGATCTCAAGGAAGTGAATTACTCATCCATCCGTGCCGGTCTCCTGGTCGAGCGCGATATCTGGATGATGAAGCAGAATTGGTTCGTTGAATCATTCCTGAAGCGGATTTTCGTCGCCTGGCTCAGCTCATCGATGATGAAGGGCATGATCCCGCTGAAGGATGCCTTCTCCAATTTCCGCAAGTATAACCGTCCGGTCTTTATCGGCCGTCGCTGGCCGTGGGTCGATCCGCTGAAGGATATCGAGGCGATCATTCTCTCGATCCAGGCGGGTTTGGATGATCCGTTCACGGCCGCCGCGCGTGAAGGGAAAGACCTCACCGAGATTTACAAAAAGCTCCAGGCTGCGAAGAACCTTGCCCGGGATTACGGATTGAATCTCAAACTCGACGAGATCAAGGCGGTACGTCCGTCGAGCGCGGTAGGTGATGCGACCGGCGAAGGGGATAACGCTGATGGAGCAACGCCCGAGGATGCCGCCGCCGAGCGCCATGCGAACGAGCTCATCCGTCGTGTGCGGGATCTTCTCTCGGAGCCCGATGTGCGTCAACTGCTCGCCATAGCGGGTAGGAATGGTAACGGAAAACATTAAAAGGAAATCACGCAATGCCGAAAACGCCTGATCTGCAAACGATTGCCCAGGGAAAACTCTGCACGCGTACCTTCCGCTCGATCCCCAACACTTACGATAAGGAGAAACGATCGGTGCGGGCCGTGATCGCAAGTGAAGCGCCGACGAAGGTCTTCGACTGGGAACGCTTCGATATCGTCGATGAGGTCCTGCTGATGGATGGGATGGAACTGCCGGAAAATCGTCAGGTGCCGCTCCTTGATTGCCACCAGCGCTATGAGCTCGAGGACATGATCGGAAGCTGTCGGGATTTCGCGCCGAACGCCGCGACGATGGAATGCGGCGTCTATTTCGATTCGACCGATGAAGGAACGGCCGCTGAGACGAAGATGCGTGAAGGTCACTTAACCGATCTCTCTGCCGGCTATGATCCCCTGGAGTCGACATGGATCGGTGAGAATGAAACGGGCATCGTCAAGGGACGGACGTTCACAGGCCCGGTGAAGGTGACGAGTCGCTGGCGATTGCGCGAGGTGAGCGCCGTGCCGATCGGTGCCGATGAGATATCGAAGTTCCGGACGCTTAGGAGCTCACAGAATGTGAAACAACTCCTTATCACCAGAGGCCTTTCTCCCGATGCGACCGAGGAAGAGATGATCAGATTTTTACAAACCGAGTTCAAACCAATTTCTAATTCAACAACCACAAGAGGAGTACAGAACATGGATCCGGATAAAAAAGAGCCGACGACGCTTGAGATTCGCACACAAGAGCGACAGGCAGAGAAGATCCGCCAGAGCGAGATCCGCGCTATCGCGGATAAATACGCCGATCGATTCAAGGCGGATGATCAATACAAGGATATGGAGTCCTTGAGAAACCACGCCATTGACCAGCAATGGAACCGGGAACAATTCTCGGAAGCGGTGCTGGATCGCATTGCCGACGGCAAGCGCACGCAGCTCGTCGATGATGACACGGCCGCCGACAAGATCGGGATGTCGAAGAAGGATCTCTCGAAGTATTCCCTCACGCGGGCGATCCTCGAACTGGGATCGGGCCGGCAGTTGGACGGCATCGAGCGCGAAGCCTCTGATGCCTATGCTGCAAAGATCGGCATCAAGCCGAACGGAATCTTCCTGCCCCCCGATTTGACGACAGGAGTCCGGCAGTCCATGCCGGCGGAGCTCACCCGGATGCTCAACAAGTATGGCATCAGCGCGCGTGCGCTCTCGAGCGCCACGGCAGCGGCCGGCGGCTACACGGTCGGCACCGAAGTCCTGGGAGCGAGCATGATCGAGCTTTTGCGCAATAAGACGCGGCTCGCCCAGATGGGTGCTCGCCAGCTTTCAGGGTTGAAAGGCAATATCGCCATTCCGCGCCAGGCAGGCGGAGCGACGACGTATTGGCTCTCACCGAACGGAACGGTCACGGCTTCCGACCAGAGCTTTGCACAGCTCGGCCTGACGCCGCATCGCCTGGTCGGCGACACGGCCTATGACAAGGAACTCATGGTGCAATCGAGCATCGATGTCGAGGCGTTTGTGCGCGAAGATCTGATGCGCGTACTCGCGATCGCAAAAGACTTGGCCGGTATCAACGGCTCGGGCGTCAATGGTCAGCCGTTGGGAATCATGAACCTGACCGGCTTGAACACGCAGACCTTCAGCGGCGCCCCGACATGGGCGAAGGTCGTCGAGTTCAACACGAAGCTCGGCGTTTCGAATGTCGCGGAAGATTCCCGTGCCTGGCTCTCCACGCCTGGCGTTCAGGGAAAATGGTTGTCGACACCGAAGGCGACCAACTATCCGATCTTCATCATGGATGATGGCGGCAAAGTGCTCGGGAAGGATTTCTTCGATACGAATCAGGTCCCGTCCGACAAGGTCATCTACGGCAACTGGTCGGATCTGATTATGGCCGACTGGGCAGGCATCGACGTCGTTGTCGATCCCTACTCACTGAAGAAGACGGGTCAGATCGAGGTCACGATCATGCTGTGGTGTGATTTCGGCGCGCGGCATACGCCCTCCTTCTGCGTCTCGACGGATTCAGGAGCTCAGTAAGATTCAAATCCTCCTAACCCCGTTCTGTAGCGTGGAATGCAGAGCGGGGTTGAAGGATCTATCAATTCACGGATTCCGGAACAAAACTGAAGGCGAATAAGCCATGAAGAACCAAACAATGTATATCGAGCTCACAAGCGATACGACGATCAACGGCGTGCCGGTAAAAGCCGGTCGCCAGTATACGATCGGGGTCGATATCACCGAATCGAATGTGCAGCATCTGCTCTCGCTCGATTTTGCAAAGCAGATCGATGCCTTGAGCAAGAAGAGCTGATACGCCGGGGGTTCAACGACCTCTCGAATTCACGATTGAATGATGTTCACTTTAAAGGAGATAGCACTCATGAGAATGTATGATTTGAATGGTGAAGCTACCGAGTTGGAGCTTCTGGCTCCGGCGGCACCGACTTCGACCGCCACGGGAACCGGTGTCGATATCACCGGCTATGAAGGCGTAATCAAGATCAGCCAGCATGTCGGCGTCGTCTCGGGCACGCTCCCCACCTTGGATGGAACGATCGAGACCTCCGATAGCGTCTCGACCGGTTACACCGCCATTACCGGCGCGGCCTTCACACGCGTCATTGCGACCGGCAGCGTCCAGTCGCTCGGTGTCGATGTTCGCGCCTGCAAGAAATACATCCGCTATGTCGGAACGATCGGCGGGTCGGGTACGCCGACATTCAACGTCGCGGTCGTGGCACAGGGTCAGAAGCAGTATAACGCTTAATCCTCCGGATTCGGCTCGCGAAGTGCCGGTCGGGCTTGAGCGCCTTCAGGCTCGGCCGGCATCAGCGGCCATAGGGATGACCCGATGACAAAACTCCAGCCGACAGCGGAATTCTTCAATACCGATGAATTCGCCGAGAATGCGACGTACAAAAATCCCTCCGGCGCGACATCGACGATCCCGGTCATTTTCGATAAAGAATATCTCGAGATGAACTTCGGCGGGACCAGCTTTGAGTCGGTGGGACCGATCGCATTGATCCAGTCGAGCGATTGTCCGGGCATCAACAATAAGGCACAGCTCACGATCGGCGGCACGCTCTACTACGTCAAGGAAGTCCATCCGAGTGCGACGGGAATAACGATGGTCAAGCTCAGTAAGGATGCCGTCTGATGGCGATCAAGAGGCAAAGCATCGTCGATGCCGTTGAGACGCGCTTTAAGGGGATCAAAATAGCTTCCGGCTATCACACCGACGTCGGCAACAACGTCTTCGTCTACCGGGATGCCGATATCGAGGCTCAGGAACTCCCCGCGCTGAATATCCGGGATTACAGGACGAAACGGATCGACGAAGTAACGGATGCTACGAGTTATGACAACTGGGATCTCTATTTCGAGATCGAACTCGTCTGCGCTGCCGGATCGCTGACGATAACACAGGTACGACAGATTATCGCCGACGTCACGAAAGCGATTGGCGTCGATCAGACGTGGGGTGCTCTTGCGCTCTTCACGTGGCTACAGGGTGATGAAATATTCATGAGACAAGAAGACAAAAAGGTCGGCGGCGCGATCATCAATTTCTACGTCCGCTATCGGAACACAAAATTTCAAGAATCATAAGGAGAGCAAGAGATGAACAGCGCAAAATTAACCCACAAGAAGTTTATGATGATCAAGACCGAGACGACGCAGAATACCCCGGCGACACTCAGTGCGTCGACGGACGGCCTCTTGGTCGAAGATATCACCTTAAAGCCGGTCCCGGAGCTCCTCGTGCGCGATCCGAAGCGGAATACGCTCGATCCCCTCGATCATGTCATGGGGAAGAAATACGTCGAATTGACGTTCAAGACCGAGATGAAAAACGGCGGGACGGCCGGATCCGTCTATGCGCCGATGGATGCCGCGCTCCAGGGTTGCGGCTTCACGCGCGCGGTCCATACCGGGGTCGAGTCGATCGCTGCGGCAGTGGCCGGAGTCAATTACGGCGTCACGCCTCATCCCGTCGTAGTTATCGGTACCCCGGCGTTTTCAGCGAAGAGCGGGACATTGAAGTTGACTCTTCTTTCGAGAACCATCACCAGTCCCGAAGGCGCAACCTTCGAAGGCATTTTCTATCCCGGCGACGGATCCGCCGCGTTGGTAGGCCAGGCGACGATCAGTGATACGGCCTTCTCCGGAGTGGCATTCGACGGCGATCTGACGAGCCTCGATTTGACCGTCGACGATCCGGATGCAGGCGGCGTCGGCGATCCCGTTTCGACATGGCAGGTGGGGGACAGCTGGACGTTCGCCTATGTGAGTGCGAGCGAAGTCGATGTGACCTATGTGCCGACCTCCGCGCCGGCAAGCGCTTCCTATTTCGGTCCCGGGAAGTCGGTCACGATCGAAGCCTATTTCGACGGCCTGAAGCACGTCATCAGCGGAGCCCTCGGTACCATGAAGGCGACGCTCGGGGCGGGCAAGATCGGATATTTTGAATTCACCTTCAAGGGACTCTACGCCGATCCGACGGATGCGAGCGCGCCGTCGATCACCTACATTCCGCAAAAGCCGGTAATCCTGGAGAATGCCGCTTTCACGATCCAGGGATTTTCCGCCGTCATTGCGAACTTCGAATATACGCTAGCTGCCGATGTCACGCTGCGTGAGGATGCTGCAAGCGCCTCCTCGGTAGGCGGGTTCATTATCACGAAGCGCAATCCGGTCGGCTCCTGCGATCCGGAAGCCGATACCGTTGCACACCATGCATTCTGGAACAAAGTCATGTCGGGCGTTGCCGGAGCGGTATCGCTCCAGCACGGCGCCGTCTCGGGGAACATCATCCTGATGGAATTTCCGAAGACGCAGTACAATGACGCGCCGTATGAGGACCGCGCGGGGATCATGATTTTCAAGACGCCGCTGCAGTTCAATGGTGATGCGGGCGACGATCATGTGAAGTTCACATTTAAATAATGAGGCACCTGGAAATATTCCGGGGGGGGGAATTTCCCCCCGGAGTATCTTCTTTGCCTGCTCATTCACGAACCATAAAATAAGGCGCAGTATGCCGATAGCAATCGATCCCGAGGCAACGAGGGATTACACATTACGGGGCGATACGACGGGGACGATCTTCAAGATCGGCCTCATCGATTCGCTCGTCCGTCCGTCGATAGAACTCATCCAGCAGAAGATCCGCAATCCCGTTGCACGGAAGGTCAAGGCCGTTGGTCTGGCGCTGGCGAAAGATGGGATCACCGACGAAGAGAAGGCAAAACTACTGGCCGATCTCGAAAAACTCTCCGGGGAATTCAACGAAGCTCAGATGAACATCGATCCCATGGATGAGGCACAGTATTTCTATGAGCTCATCCGGTTCGGGTTGAAAGGCTGGGACAACTTCAACGATGCCGCCGGAAAGCCCGTGCCATTCGTCACGGTCGACCGGACGATCCCGTTCGTCGGGATCCGGAAGATCGCAAGTGATGAATCGCTGATGAAGCTGAAAGAGACGGCGCTGATGGAGCTCGCCCTTGAGGTGAACCGGGACAACTTCATCAACAATCAGGAACTAAAAAACTTGTAATCGCTCTTGAGGCGAAGAGGGATCCCGCATTCCTCGGGAACGACGGCTTCACGCTCTGGCAAGATCCTGCCGCGGGCGAAGAGATACTGATTAGTAGGGACCAGATCAGAAAGTGCGTGGATGAACATTATCAACTCATTAACTATTTCGATTTCATGCGAACCGGCATAGTTCATTTCTCAAAGAAGGAATTTGAAGCGATGCCGGCGACGTTCATGGAAGCCTATCGATATTACCTCGCATACCATGGACGTTAATCTTCCCGCGCATATCGACGATCTGCTCCGGGGTGATGCCGAACAATTTCACCGGGAGATCCGCAACGCACTCCGGAAGACCACGCAGGAAGCGGCACAGATCGCTCTTAAAGAGATTGAGGACCGCTATAACATCGGCGGTGAGAATCCCGGGCAGATCCGGCCCGATGTCTCGAATGCCGATGCCCTCGAAACGACCATCACGGCAAGCGGCTCACCGATCCCCCTGATTGACCTCAATGCCGTCCAAAACGCGCGGGGTGTGCAATTCTTCGTTACCCGCGCCAAAGCCAGTTTCTTGCGCGGAGGATTCATTCAGACGATGGCATCGGGGCATACCGAGGTATTCAAGCGGACCGGCTTCTACCGGGTCATGACGAGCGGTCGCTATCGCGGCCGGATCCGGGAAACCATCAAAACAGTGCGGACGATCTCTATCGCCGAGATGTTTTCAAGCCGGGGCGTCATCGATGCGACGGAAAGCTTTTTCGATGAGCGCTATGCCGAGATATTGGAGAACTCGCTGAACTAATGGCCAAGACGAGAACATATCAGCTCGAGATCACCGCCGACGACAAAGGCTCGCCGGTCTTCCAGGCGTTCTCCCGTGCGGTAAGTGTCGGCGGCAAGGAAATGCGGGAAGCGATCTCCGGGGCCGATGTAAGGCTTATCGATTTCAAGGCACATGCTGCCGAGGTCCAGGCGCAGATCAATAAGGCGCCTATTGGAGGACGGCAATTTAAAGAGCTTCAAGAGGATCTTGGCCTCACACAGGCGTTGATGCGTAACGCCAAAAATGCGACGACGGAGCTCGGTCAGTCGCAGGATGGCCTGAGCGCATTCATCCGTAAGCAACGGACCGAGCAACGGGAGCAAAACTTCCTCTTCCGTCAGGGAAGGGACGTCATCGGAGCGATGGCGATTGGCCTCACCGCCTTGAGCGCGATCCAGGGGAGCGCCGGAGAAGAGACGAAGAAACTCACGGCAGGTCTTCAGCAGGGCTTTATTGCATTCCAGGGAGTCGATTTTCTCCTTGCTTCACTCGGCGCGGGACCATGGGGAGTTGTTGCTGCAGGCGCGCTGGGCGTTGGCGCCGCCCTCTTCTCGATGGGCAATGATTCCGAAGAATCGAAGAAAAAACTCCACGAGCTCGATGATCAGATCAACGATCTGAAAGTCCAGTTGGGAGAATTACCGAGAGCGGCCCGGGAGGCTTTCCTAACAACTTCGATAGAAGAGCAGAAAAAGAAACTTGAGGAATTGAACAAGGGATCAACCGATTTCTTCACTCGATTCATTGCCTTTGCGACAAAGTATGGACGTTATACGCCTTCAGTAATATTCGATAAAGAGGCCATAAGACAGCAGGAACAAGTCGTTGGGGAAACTGAAAAGAAGAAACAGGATTTCGCCAAGCAGACCGAAACAGTCAATCTCGAAATCACCAAGAACGATCTCGATGCACAAAAGGCGATCGCGATCGCGCATGCGACCACCGTCGCCGAGAAGATCGATCTCGAGAAGCAGTATGCGCTCAAGGCCATCAATGCCGAGCAGGCTGTTGCTCTTGCCATGGTCCATAATCTTGATGATAGTGCTCAGATCATATCAAAATTCAATAGTCAGAGAGCGAAAGTCGAAGCCGATGCCACAGTAAAGAGCATCGATGAGCATAAGCGGATGAAGGAAGCCATCGCGAAAATGGAAGAGGAGCGTGCCCAGATCGTCGCCGATACGGAGAAGGCTGAAGCGCTCGCCCACACGCGAAACGTCATGGACCGGCTGCAGATCGATTTTGAGGCTCAGGCGCATGCCGATGACCGGCAGGAAGAAGAGAAGGCGAAGGTCGCCAAGACGCAAGCCGAGATCGACGAGATCCATAAAGTCTACGACGACAAGCGCGATCTGCTCATAGCGAACACCCTCGCCAAGATCGAGACGGAAGAAGATCGCGTAAAGCAGTACATCGAGGATAAAGGCAAAGAGAGCGCGCTCACCTATCTCGATATCGAGAAGCAGAAAACCCTGGCGGTCGAGCAATCGGCGACGCGGCGTATCGAGATTGAAACGGAGTATGCTGTCAAAGCTTTGGATGTCCAGGCCGCCGCGGAGTTGCAGCGGATGAGAGACAAAGGCGCAACCGACGATGAGATCCTTGCGCAGGAAGCGATATTCGAGGCCCGCCGTCAACAAATCATTGTCGACGGCATGATCAAGGAACGCGAGACGACGCTGCAAGAGGCGAAGCAAACATGGGATGAATATACGGGCATCGTTCAGGGCGCAGTTGCCGATTCGATGAAAGCGCTCATCGGCCTCAGTCAGAGGCAGGAGCAAATCGATATCGTGGCGATGAATAAGAAGTATACCCTTGAAGTCTCGGATGTAAGACGCCGCAACGAACTGGCGGATATCGATGCTGCAAAGTCGAAAGTGCAATTAGAACAGCAATTAAAGGCGAAAGAGATCTCCCAGAGGGAGTACGATCTCCGGATCCAGGATATCGATGCGCAGGCCGCCGCAAGAAAACAGGATCTCGCTGATAAAGGAACGGCCCATCTCAAAGAACTGAACGACGCCTATCTCGCCAATAGTAAGGGAATGCTCGATGTCCTTAGTGGCATCTGGGAAAAATTCTGGCAGGATGAAGTCGATTTTGCCCTAAATAAATTAGCAGAAATCGCCTTTAACAGCATCTTCAGCTCGATCTTTAGCTCGGTGCTGAGTATCGGCGCAGGTATATTCACCGGTGGAATCGGAACTGCAGTCGGTATTGCTGCAGGAGGCGCCGGTCTCGCTCACGAAGGCGGAAGCGTTGAGTCAAGCGGAGGAATCAAGAAATTCCATGATGGCGGAGTCAATGGTCCGCAACCGCTGTACATCGATGCACCCCCATCGAGGGAATTCAAGATAAAGGTGCGTGGCGGAGAGACGATCAGAACCGAGCGTCAGGAAGAGCAGATACAGAACACGCTGACGCAGGCAAACGTAATTCTCCGTAATCAGCAACTCCGCGAAGAATTCCAGACGCAGAAGACAATTCTGGACACGAGGTCAATCCTCCGCAATGAGACGATGCGTGATATCCTCAACTCAACCCCGAGCGCAGACGTGCCAAAATTCCATGATGGCGGAGTCAATGGTCCGCAACCGCTGTACATCGATGCACCCCCATCGAGGGAATTCAAGATAAAGGTGCGTGGCGGAGAGACGATCAGAACCGAGCGTCAGGAAGAGCAGATACAGAACACGCTCACGCAGGCAA